ACTACGCCACTACCACCGTTACCGCCGGTACCTATATTAAAAAAACCTGCACCACCGCCACCGCCGGTATTAGTAGTACCCGCCGTACCCGTACCGGTACCACTCCCGGCACCACCACCGCCGGTACCACCTGCACCACCGGGTCGGTCAGCACCGCAACTATAAATAGTATAACGTGTATTACCACCACCACCGCCGCCGGCTCTAGTAACGCTTGATCCTGTAATAGATGACGCTAAACCATTACCGCCGACGCCCGCAGTTTGTCCGGACGCGTTAGTACCTGCTGCCGTAGCACCACCACCACCACCGCCGGTACGAATACAACTAGCCGGCGATACTCCCGAAGTACCCCCGCTTAAACCTTGATTAGCCGTCCCGGAACCACCGCTAGCTACACCCGAACCGTCGTCACCGGTACCACCGCCACCGCCACCTGAACCACCGGTTGCACCGACTCTTAATGACGCGTTATTAGTATTAATACCCCCACCACCGCCACCGCCGGTAGAAGTAATAGTATTAAAAACGCTATTTGATCCATTAGTGCCGTTAGTACCGTAGCCACCACTACCACCACTACCAATTGTTACGGTGTAAGTTTGGCCTAAATTTATAGTACTAATACTTTCGGTAGAACTATTAGCACCCGAACTTTCGCTAGCATAAGAATTTCTATAACCACCGGCACCGCCACCACCACCGCAGTTACCACCACCGGCGCCACCACCGGCTATAACTAAATACTCTATATCTAAAGTTTCTAAAGTCCATTGACCAGCATTTAATAAATCTGTAACATCGTTTACATCAAAAACGCCCGTATTATTGCCCTGTGCTTGCGTTGGACTATTGCCTACATATCCGTACTCGTTACTTTTACTCATTATGAAAAACTTATATTACCGCTACCTGCTGTTAAAGTAGTTATTTTATCGCTACCGCTTGTCGTTGTTGTAGCAGTTAAGCCTGCGCCAACGCTTATAGTGTAAGTGTTAGGATATCTAAGTATTACTACTCCGCTACCACCTGCACCGGCACTCGAATTAACTGCACCACCACCACCGCCACCGCCAGTATTAACTGTACCAGTTCCAGCATTAGCATTTGCACCACCGCCTACGCCTCCTGCTGTAGCTGGTGCGTCATAATCACCACCACCGCCACCGCCACCGGCTCGTGGAGTTGAGCTACCTGTAATAGTTGAATATTGACCTGCGCCACCGTTTGCGATACCTACTGCGCCAGCACCACCGCCTCCGTTACCGTTATCGCCACCTCTATCATTACCACCGGCAAAACCTTGACCACTAGTTCCACTTCCCGGCGTATAATTACCTCTAGCACCACCACCTGAACCACCAGTTATACCGTTACTATTAGAAAAAGCACCACCTCCACCACCTCCAAGTGAAGTTACGGTACCGTCTTTATGAGTAAATGAACTATTTGATCCGCTAGCACCTCGTGTATAGCCCGACGCACTACCGCCGGCGCCACCGCCACCTATAGTAACGTTGTAATTAGTAGCCGGATATACTTTTACTACACTTTCTACGCTAGCTCCACCACCGCTATAACTATCGCTTTGGTAGGAACTACGGTAGCCACCACCACCGCCGCCGCCTCCGAGGTCGCTACCGCCACCTCCACCGCCGGCTACGATTAAATATTCAACGTTTAAAGTTTGTAAAGTCCATTGTCCATTTTCTATTAATTTATTTATTTCGGTAATTGAAAATACGCCGGTATTATTACCGTTAGATTGAGTAGGTATATTGCCCGTATAACCGTATTTTGTCATACGAACCCCTTATGTTATTTCAAGATATGATATGAAAGCTTCTAGATCGCCTGACGCCGCCCCGCCGGTTAAGTCTATTTTGTCGCCGTTTTCTAAAACTAATTTAGAAGTACCCGCTAACTCAATAGAGCTATCAGCCGGTACGGTTATAGTATGAGCAATTTTAGCGCTACCGCTAGTACCGTCAATAATATCGGCGGTTATAGTATCGTCCGCAGTACCGTCTACGTTAGTAATTCTTAAAGTAAGTACTATAGCGGTACCACCGGAAGAATTAGTGTAAATAGTTTGCGCCGAGCTAGTTATGTCTAAATAACCATTTTTAAACGTATTAGCCATTTTATCCCCTTTATCCTAAAGCTATTACCAAACCAATATCGGCATACGGTAAATCGCCTATTGTAATTTTTTTAACGTTATTACTATCGCTAACGTCTGCAATTATTAATTCGTCGCTAGTAGTAGGTGTAACGCTACTTTGTCCGTTTATATCTAAAGCTAAAGTTACGTCACCGCTAGTACCACCGCCACTAAGTCCGTCGCCTGCGGTTACGCCTGTAATATCGCCCTGCTCTATAATGTCGCTAATTAGAGCTTTTTTTGTTGAGTTATCTGTTACATCTTCTATTACAACGTAATCGGTACTAACTGCGGTAGCAGTAGATAAACTATTAGCGTCTAAATTTAAAGTAACGGCTCCACTTGTACCGCCACCACTTAAACCGGTACCTGCAGTAACTCCGGTAATATCTCCCTCGCCTATAAAGTTTGTCCAGCCGGAGTTATAAAATTGTAAAGTATTTGATCCTGTTAAAAATACGAATTGTCCGTTTTCCGGACTAGTAATACCTGCGTCGCGTGCCGTAGCGTCCGCAAATACGCAAATACTTTGTTCCATTAAATAATTATTTACATCGCTAGCCGTTAATACTTCACCGGTAACGAACGTTTTAAATCCACTAGGCATAGTTTTATATTATCCTTATTAAATCTTGATCAACGCAATATGACATTAATAACCCAACTTATCTTCGTCTAAATGACCAAATAAAGCATTATCTAAACGCATAAACGCCTGCTGCTCTGCTTTACTTAATTGATACGTAACTTTAAAAGTATCGGGTGTGATACTATATGAAATACTATCTAAAGTTTCGTAGCTAGTTAATTGGCTAGGCGTTCCACTACCCGGCGGTGTTAACTCTACTAAAACTATATCCCCTACTTCGCTAGCTAAAATACTATTTTGACTACCGGTACTAATATCTTTTAAATTTACTTCTAAATTATCAAAACGTAATAAAGCGTTTTTATATTTACCTAATAAAAATAAAGCAGCGTCGTTTACTTCGGTATCGTTATCATTTAATAAAGCCGTACGCGTTAAAGTACGTATTAAATATTTAAGTTGGCTCCCGGTATCTTCTTGCGTTTGCGTAGTACCGCCCGTACGGGTTAAGTTTATAATATTATATATTTCGTTATCGTCGTTTTTATAATCTACTTTAGTATAAGGTATATCGCTACCGTCATCGCTAAAAGTCATAGACGCGATAGACGGAAAAGTAGTATGTCTATTTTTAAACGTTAATTTACCGCTTTTAGACATAAATAAAAGTCCGTTTTCGCTGCGCTCTATAGTTTGCAAAACGCTTAACGTATTATCGGATATACCGCTTAAAGCTTGCATAGTACTAATACCGGTTTCTATATCACGGTCAGCGCTAAATTTAACCGTACTACTACTTAAAATATTATTTATTAATGTACCGCTATCGGTACTAGAAAAACTTTGATTAACTAATTCGGTATTATTAATTTTCATAAAAGCGTCAAAACCTATAAACGTAGCAAAAGAGTTATTACTATCCGGGTACGTTAAATTAATGTCTGCTACAAAGCCTACGAATAAGTCTTCGTATGTACTACCGCCGTCCGTAGTAGCGTCTACGTGCATAATAATAAACGGCTCTATACCGGGATAATAAGGACTGCTAGTATTAGTATTTTCATATTTACGACTATTATTTAAAAGCTTTATAGCGCAACTACCAGTAAAAAAGCTATCTAAATCTTTAGATCGCCCACGACTTATAGCTACGTTTTGCACGTCGCTAGTTACGTCGGTTAAGGTAACCGCGCCACCTAACTGCCCGGTATCTAAAACACCCCTAACTAAATCGTCTAAGGTAAAAGTATTCGGGGTAAAACCTAAACGTACGCGTACTTGCGGCGTGGCCATTATGCAAACCTAAGATTACGTCTGTTATATTTTTCTATTTGCTCGACTATTATACGGCCTACTTCAGCGCCGTCGGTACCTAAACCTGCGTTAACGGTTAAGTTAATAGTTGGCGCTAGGCCAATACCCCCGCCAACTCTCGAGGGTAACGGAACTACCGCTTCGGCACCTTGTTCGCCAATCATAGCGACAGTAGGTTTAGTTACGATACCACCTTTGGCCAATTTAGGTATGTTAGGTATATCCGGTGGGTCAATGTCTATTCCAAAAAAGCTAAAAGCAAGCCCGCTATTTAAGTCGTTTATAAAGCCGTTAATTTTATCTATAACTTTATTAAATACAAACTTTACGCCCTCTAGTACTACGCCGGCACTAGTTTTTAATACGGTAGTAATAGTTTCGATAAAGCCTTTACCAAATTCTTTTAATCTAGGCCAAATAAAATCCTTAGCTTTAGTTAAAGCCCCTATAAATACATCTCGTAAAGTTCCAAATAAATTCCAATTATTCTTAAAGAAAGATAATAAATTTGTAAATATTCCTTTTAGTGCCTCAACTGCACCTTTAACGTCGCCACTAAATAAAGCTTTTATAAAATCTACTACCCCTTTAAAAACGTTAGCTAATAAATTAAATTGAGTTTTAACAAAATCAAAACCTGTTTTCATAGCATTTTGGAAACCGTCGCCTTTAAAAAACGCTATAAAATTACTAAATAAGTTTTTAAGAAAGTTTATACCGTTATCTATAAAATTTCTAAAACCCTCAAAATTATCGTATGCGTACCTAAAACCCATAGCAAGCCCTGCTATAGCCCCTATTATGAGCGTAATAGGACTAAATAAGGCTGCAAAAGCACTAGCAAGACTTATTACGCTAGCTAGTAATATACCGCCTATAACGACCGCTAAACCCGTAAAAGCTACTTTAGGGTTCGCTTTAAAAAACGTAATTATTTTATCTACTACCGGCGCTAAACGTTCTTGTAACGTAGCAAAAGCGTCTTTAAGTTTATTTATAGTATTAACTACCTCGTCGCTAGTAAAAAAGCTTTTAACATTTTTTACGAAGTTTTCTAAGCCGGGTCTAATTTGATCAAAACGTGTTTGGATATTATCTATAGCGTCTATAAGTATCGGCGCTAATTTTTGGCCTATTTCTATTTGTAATACTTGAAAAGCTGCTTTTAATTTTTCTAAAACTAAACCTATACCCTGCGACCCCTGTTCGAAAGCGGCGTCGGTTGCACCTATTGCATTTTCAGCAGCTAAAATTTCCGACGCAAATTTTTCGCTACCTTTACCGGTTAAAGTTTGAATAGCACCGAGAGCCTCGACCGAACCTACGTAATCCGCTAGGGGTTTACCGCTAGCTTTAGCACCGGCAGCAATTATGTCAAAACCCTCTTTTAAGTCGCCGCCACCCGCAATAAATTCTTCAAAGCTTTTACCGGTTAGCTCTTTAAAAAGTTGACTTATTTTCGTAGTAGGTTTAGCTAACTCGGATAAAGCGGCTCTAATTTGCGTCATAGCTACGCTAGTAGGAGTACCGGACGCGGTTAAGGTTGCTACGGCAGCCGTAACGTTACCAAATTCTATACCCATAGACGCTGCAATCGGTGCTACGTTGAACATAGCTTTAGATAATTGTTCTACGGTAGTTTTACCACCCTTAACGGCAGTAAAGATAATATCGGACGCCTCGCCTACGCTAATTACATCACTACCAAAAGCATTTACTACGGTAGTTAAACCGTCTACCGCTATACCTAATTCGGTAGCACCACCTACGGCTAATTTATTAGCAACCTCTAAAAAAGCAAAAACATTATCCGGCGGTACGCCTGCCGATAATGAGTCATATAAAGCCGGGATAACATCTTCCGGGAGTTTACCTATGCTTTTAGATAGCTTTAAAACGTCTTTATTAATTTGATCAAAAGTTTCTTGGCTAGTACCCGGTAAAAGAGTAAATACTTCGTTCATACCGGTTTCAAAATCTCTAAAAGCTAATAAAGATTTTCCTGCGGCCGCAGTTGCAGCTACGCCTATACCCGCTACTACTTTATTTATAGTATCGCCGGTAGCTTTCATTTCGCTACCTAAGTCGCCAAATTTTTTACCTACCGACCCTATATTGCCTAAAAACTTTTTAGTATCGGCTAAAAACTCAAACCTTAACGTTTTAGTACTTTCGGCCATTATTTATTTTCCTTTATTGCTTTTTTTACTGTTTCAAACATACGGTCGCTATAATCTTCGGTTATACTCGGTACGGCTTTAGCTATAGTTGGCTCGGCTACGTAACCGTGTATTTTTGCACCCTCCGGAAAAACGCCTGTACTACGCCATTTATTGCCGACCCACTTTTTATAAACGCGTCTTTTAAGTTGATTAGCAGGATAAAATATACCGGTAGCATTAGCGCTAACGTTACTACCTTTAGCCTGCGTTTTACTATAAAAATTTAAAAACTGATAATCGCGGCCAAATTCTAAGTTACGTACGAATTTATTAGTTTTACGAATATCTAAATAAGCGCTACGGTCGGTACCGCCGCCTACGTAACCTTTAGCACCCTGCGTTCTTTTAGGTGCAGGCCTACCATTTACACTTTGCTTTAAAGCCTCAATACGAGTACGGTTTTCTACTTGCTTTGAAATATCTTTATGTAATACCCTTAAAGCTTTTCTAACTTCTGATCCTGCGGATAACTCGCGTAAACCCCTAATAGTATCATTTAAACCCTCTACGGCTATACCCGTATCGCTAGTCGTTTTAAAAATATTTTTAGCCATTTTTATATTCTTCCGCTCGTTTTTGTAAAGCTTGCTGTAACGCTAAAAACATAGGTAACGGTAACTCCGCTACTTCCATAGGATTAAGACCGGCGGCCAAACTAACTTCGGCTATTAAGTCTAAATAATAGCCGGTTGTTACTCCGGGTTATCGGTACCTATCCCGTCTATACTTGCTACGGTATTAAGCCATTTATCAAAATCATCTGTAACGCCGGTACGCTTGCTTGCGTGCCAACATAAATACATTAACTCCTCAAAACTTAGCTTTTCAAGATCGCTTGCCGGTCTTTGACCGAATTTACGCTCTAACGCAACAAAATCTATAGGCCTTAACGTTACTTCCTTTTTAGTACCGTCTTCAATTACAAGCGTGAGTTGGTGTAACCCTTGAATTGCGGACATACTAAGAAGTCGCTCTAGTTATAGTTCCGCTAGTTGGAAAACTAACAGAAAAACTTGCTAATTCACCTACGCCGTTAGCTACGGGTTGGTGTTGGTTTACTAATACGCTACCACTATATTTAGGGTTAGTACTAGATACTGCGCCGCTAGTAGCCTTAATTTCAAAAGTAGTAACAGTTCCTAAAAGTGGCCATAATGTAGCGTCGACTTCGCTTGCTGCAAAATCTTGCTGAAAGTCAATACTTAATGTACCGTCTTTTAATCCACCTAATCTACTTTTAAAAGTTTGACCGAACGCAGTTTCTTCAACCTCATCAGCCGTAATATCTAAAGTAACACTAGCAACGTGGTCGCTTAAATCCACGCTGTTAATAGTTACGCTAGCGTCAGTTAATACAAACTTTGCCAATTTAACTCCTTTACTTAATAATTAAATTTTAAGTCGCGTTGATCAAGATTTGCGTAATATGACATAAGATAAAGCCGGGTAATTAAACCCGGCTTTTATACGTATACTCAAAAAGAGTTTTAAGAATTATATATTAAATTTTATATAAAGTCTTTTTAAAATAAATAAAATTATAATTTTAATATTTATTTTATAAGTACGGTAACTTGTAAAGCCGTGAATTATAAACGCGTCAGAACGGCAGAAAATAGCCGGTTGAAGTGCTTACTCTATACCAATCGTAGCGTGAATACTAAAACTAGGAGTAGTACCGGTTACGGTATAAGAAAGTCGCCAATAATCGTCGGTTATAGCCCCGCTAACTTTTTTTATTTCGCTAGCTATAGCGGTTATATCCGTAAATGTAGCTCTAGTAGTAGCACTAGTAAAGCTAGCGTTATCATCGCTTTCTAATACGAACGTAATAGTAGGGGTACTCGTACCGCTTACGCCGGTGCAATGTATCGCCGCGTATATGCTTTCGGTTGATGATACGGCGCCTAATTGTATTCCGGTGCTTGATCCTGTCGCGGTAATGTCGCTATCTATTTCTATAGTACCCCTAACGACTTTATCGGTGCTATTAGCTTTAGATAAACTAAACGGTGCTACTTCGCCTATAGCCCCTAATATCGTATAGCTAAATAATTTAGACTTTAAAAAGTATGCGGTATTACCTACTCCGGCGTCTGGAACTATGGTGCAAATAATTTCGTTACCTACGTTAGCGCCTAATAAAGCGTCCGGTTTTTCACTACCGGCCTCAAAAAAACCGTCTATAGATAAACTGCTATCCTTTAGCCCGCCTATTCTTTCTTTAAAACCACCGCTTTGTAAAGTAGTTACTTCTTGCTCGTCTACTGTAACGTCTAAAGTAACCGCGTTAGTATGACTACTAAAGTCGTAGCCGCCTAAAAATAATTTACCGTCCGTAAAAACATATTTAGCCATTATTTAACCTCATCTTTTTTCTTTTTATCTTGATCAAAAACTTTTTCTACTTTTTTTAAATTTTCTTTTTTATCTATAGCTGCAATATGCCCGGCTTTAGTTAAGGTAATAATTTTATTTAAGTCGTCTATGTTTATAGTGCTACCCGGTTTTTTACCGTCAATTTTTTTAGTTCCTATTATTTTAAATTTAGGCATTTAACTTGTTCCTTTAGTAAATACTTCTAGGCTTATATTTGCACCGATTGCGTCTATACCGTTTAAATTTACGTCTGCTGCGTAATTACTAACTCCGGTAACGTTCGCGTCGGTGTTATCTAGGCCTAACGTTCTATTATTAAATATAGCTTGCCTTAATGAACTACTACCCTGCCCTGTTATATAAGCGTCTAATTTATCTTGCGCCGTACGGCTATTACCTCGCTCTACGGCCACTAAAATATCAAAAGTATATTGATCCGTACCGCGTTGCATAGCTACATTAAAATTTATATTTACCGGGAGTACTATTGCTACCGGAAAGTTAATAGCGTAATCCGGTACTACGTCATAAACCCTTAAACCGTCAATATTATTTTCTAAGGTAGTTTTAATACCGTCCCGGACTTCTTGTAAACTAGCCACTATGCAATACCTAAAACGCTAGCTTTACGAAATGGTAAAAGTAAACGCGTTACTTCTCTATTTTGCTGCACGTTAACTACCCCAAAGTCGCCTACACCGGCTACCCCTAAAGGTGCGTTACGCATAGCAAATAATTCGCTAGCTAACATTTTACAAGCATATTTAATTGGCTCGGGTGTAGTAGCGTAGCCCCAATTAGCCGTAATTTCAGCGTACGGTCTATTACTAGTATCGCTTATAGGCCACTCATAACTACCGTTACTATTTAATTGAATAATGTAATAAGGACTACCCTCTATACCGCCTACTACTCCGTTAATTGGAAGTAATTTATATTCGTTACTAGGTACTGTAACTTCATATACGCCGTCGTCATCGTCGTCGTATTTAACTACTAGGCCGGTAGAGGTTGATATATCATCGACGGCTAATCTAAAGTAATCGTTCGTAAAATATTCTCTTGCGCTAGTTGATCCGTCGGCATAAAACTTGCGTCCGCAAAAAGCGTCTATTTGTCTACTAGCGCCATTAATAGCGTTATCTAGTAAATCATCGTCGGCGGTATCACTAGTAGGTATACCGACAAAAGCTTTAAGGTCGTTCTGGGTTATATACCCGTTAGTAATAGCCATAACTTAGGCCTACTTGCTTTTTACGACTTTTTTTTCAGCTTTAGGTTTAGCAGACTTATTTTCTATTTTACCGCCAAGTTTTTCAATTTCTTTTTTAACTAGTTCGGCTCTATCTGCTTTTTTATAAATCTCGTAGTGTTTTAATTCTTTTTTTAAAGCTTCAATTTTTTCTTTACTCATAAACTTTCCTTAAAGTTCTAGTACGTCGGTTGCCCGACGTACTAAAACTAATTTAATTAAAAGGTTGGTGTTACCAATCCTGTTCCGCCAATAACGGAAATTCCGGCAGGGTATCTACCGCTAGCAAAAGCTACATAACCGTAAACCACTAACTTAGTAGTAAGTGATCCTGCGTTAGTTTCTTCAAACTTAGCTGTAAATACATCTTGCTCGAATAAAATATGGTCTTCGGCTCTAACGATATAGATTTCGTCTTCGTTAGTACCTGTACCAAAGTTAGTTGCAACATTAGCGTCGGTAATAACCGGTATACCTAATATTTGACCAACTACGCCGTACTTAGCAGCGTCGCCTACGCCAATAGCGTTTTGCGGTGCGTTGCCAGCAGGTAGTATTAACGGTCTATTAGAGCTATCTACTCCCGCAGTTATGAAACCCCATCTTCTAGGGTGCATAATTATTGCGGTAGCAGGTGCAAACCTATTTGAATTTACTTGCTGTATAGCGTCTGCCAACTTAGGTGTTAGCTCGGCTACGGTAGGACTAGCGTCTGTATATGTTACGGAATTAACTCCGGAAACAGAAGTTAGGCCTAACGGTTGCCCGGAAGAACCGGAACCGTTTAATAGTAAGTTATCAAGTTTTGTGTAGTAAGCAGCAGCTAAATCTTGAAAGATAATGTCTTCAAGATTAAATCCTGGTTGTCCACCTCTATCGAGTGCTTGCTTAGAAACATCTTGTTGTCCGGCGATAGTATCAACGTTAACGGTTAATAATGTATCGTCCATATTAGTTTCTTGAACTGCAGAGTTTTCGCTTGCTTGTTCAGCAGCAGCAGACCCGGTAGTAATTCTTGATATTTCTACTTTATTTCCAAAAGCCGGTAAATCTCTTTTTGGTACTGCGTTATAAAAATTAGCGCCGGCTCTTGCAAGCGGTGCATAATCTTCAACGAGGTATTGAGGAACGACTAATCCTGTAAAAGCGCCGGTACCAACATCTCTTTTTGAGAATTCTTGGTGGTCAGCTAATCTTTTTTGAGCGTCGTAGTTAGAGTTAAATTTTGCTTGGTACATATCAGCAAAAAATGAGTTTTCCCCACCTTTGCGATACATATCAGGCTCTTTAACTTCCATACGAGTTTCGGAAATGTCTTCATCTTTGATATTTAAAGATTTTCTGCTTTCTTCAACTTCTTTAAGGGTATTACGCATATCAGCGTCTTTCTTAATTTTTTCGTCTAGTTCTTTAATTTCGGAAACTAAAGCGTTAGATCGCTCTAACTTAGCGTCGAATTCTTCGCCTGCGTCCATTTCGTCCATTTCGGAAACTAAACCATTAAGTTCTTCAGCTTTCGCATCCCTTAATTCAATTAATTTTTTCAATTTAATTCCTTTATGTAATTAATTTTGCTTGTACTTATGCGTAAGGTGGGTAGGTACCCGGCGTTACGTCTTAGAGTAGCCCGTCTTTTTTCATCTTAATTTTTAAGACTTCTAATTTAGGGTTACTTTTAGAGCGTTTAACTTCTTCGTTGCTTTTATCTAACTCGGATATTATTTGCTCTAAAACTTCAACTGCTTTTTGCCCGTTACGGCTTTCGACTAATTCTTTAAGGTTTTCGGAAATATCAATACCCCTTAAAGTAGCGCCGGCATAACTATTTGCCGGGTAAGTTACTACGCTAACGTCAAATAATCTAACTTCTTGAACATCTCTTTTTTCGCCGTCAAAATCATCGCGTACTGCTGCAAAAGCAAAAGACATTTCGTTAAGGTCGCCACGTTTCATAGCGCTAGCTACTTCAGCAACTTTAGGGTTTGACGGATCAAGTTCACACTCGACAAAAAGTCCATAATCATCTTCTTCAAGTTTTAAAGTACCGCTACTACTACGTGCGAGAGGTATGCCGTCGTGGTTAATTAAAAACCTAACGTCATCTTGTTCTTGTAAAGTCTTTTTAAAAGCGCCGGGTTTAATGGTTTCGGTATATGACCCTTTACTATCTCTAACTGCGTAAGGCTTATTAAATACGCTTGCATAACCACTAAAGTTATAAGTTAATTCGCCCTCGTTTTTTTCTCTTATTTCTACGTTAGCTAAACCAAAGCTACGATTTTCAGTTTCTTTATTCACGTTATTTATCCTAACCTTATTATTTAATATATTAATGGTGGTTGACATAGCCTTATCCCTTATGTCATAAATATTAGATACCCTGCCCTCTTTTTCTATTTGATCAAGTTTTCTTTTAGCCCAATCGCCTGCTTGCGTAGGCGCCGTCCACGGATTACTACCCCATAATAAAAAAGCCACGTCGCTAGCGCGCCACGTATCGCTATCGTTAGGATTACTTTTTTCTCTTTTTAAGTCGCTTAAATGTCTTTGGTGCCAAGCGTACATTAGTTTAACTTTAGCCGGACTAACTTTACCGCTACTAACTATACTTCTAGCGTCGCGTATAGTTTTAGGTGTTAAACCGTCGCCGGCTCTATTTAGATTATCTAAACCGCGTTGCATATTTTTTTTCATAAAAGCCGGTGCGGTTAAATCTACTTGGCGGGTTTCTAAATCTTGATCAACGCTTTTTTCTTCTTCGGCCATAGCTATATTAAGTGCGGTTAAGTGTTTTTCAGCGTCTTCGTGTGTTTTGTGGCAGGTAATTAATTCGTCGTTTTCCTCTTTTACTACTGCGTGGCCACCTTTACAATCCGGGTGTTCCATTGAAATATAATAAGGCATTATCTAGGTCTAACAACTGATATACCACCCGAACTACTTTCGCTTATAGCGTATAGTTCATTATCTTGCGGTATTCTTATTTCTAACATCTCGCCATTATCTAAGTGTAAACCGTTAATAGCCGTTACGTTACTTCCGCCTACATACATTTTATTGGAGTGGTTATTATGAATATAAATATGTTGCTCAAAGTTTTGGCTATCTAATATTTTAGTAGCCGTATCGGGTGCTATAGTAAAGCTTTCACTAATCATTATTTTCTTCCGGGTTTAGTAAATCTATATTAGGGTTATGTTCGTCATTACCTAACGGTGCGATAGCAGGATCAACCGGCGCGCCCTGTAAACCTAAGTAAAAGTTATCGCCGTTTTCGTAAGGCTCTAAATCTAATCTACTTCTAGCTTCGTTAGGTGTCATTAATCCGCTAGATATTGCAGTTTGGTAAGTTTTAACTCTACTAAACATATCGCCACGTGCGTATTCTTCGGTATCTAGTTTTACTAATTGCCTACCCGGTAATAAAGTAGTTAACCCGTCTTCTATGCGTCTAATATACGGTAATAACGTGTGCCTAATAAAAGCTAACCCGTTACTTTCAATATTGCTATAAACATTAGAGCCGTCTTTACTATTTATTAAATGAGCCGGTACCCTAAATATACGCGCTACTTCATTAACTATTTGTTCTCTAGCCGCTATTAATTCATCGCCTGCGCCTGCGCTAATAGATTTCCATTTTAAACCGCCAGTAAGTACGGCCGGTTTTCTATTTCTATTATGATTAAGCGTCCAATTTTCTTGCAAAAACTTAGCTTGCTCGCTAGTTAAATCCCTATCGGTTTCTAAAATACTGCTAGGCGTTCCGCCCTGTCCATAAAATTGGCTTATGTGTCTTTCCATAGCTAAAGCTAAACCGTAAGTATTACCGTTAACCCTTAACGGACTAACGCCTACTAATTGTCCCGGATAGCTAAACCATTTAAAGTGTAAGATATTATCGTCGGTTAAAACTCTTTTATTAGCTTTAGTACCTATAGTATAAGTTTTAATACCGCCTTTCATTTCTACTACTACGCGGTCGGTATGTATTGGCGTCATAGCTATAGGCCTGCCCTGTCTATCTTTATCTATTAAAACGAAACTATTACCGTGCATTAATAAGCTAGTAATAATTTGGTGTGTAACTTCAAAAATAGTTTGGTTTACGTTAGGCTTTTCAAATATTTTAGGTTTTTCGGTATAAACTTTTTTATCGCCGTCGTATCTAATAGTTTTAATTGGTAAAATAGAAATACTATCGGCTATTAATGATATAGCGCTTAATACGGAACTTATACCTAACGCGCTTAGCTCGTTTACTTTTTCGCCCGTGTAATTATATAGGCCGCCCTCTCTTAAATTAAGTAAGTCGGCTAGATTGCCTAAAGCTGCGTCCCTTGTTTCACGATTAAAAAAACTCATCTACTAATTAAATAACTTCCTACTATAAAAAAACTACCGGCGACTATTAAAGCTAGGCCGATACTAAACGTATATACACCGTAAATTATAAGGCCGGCGCCCGTTACTTCTATTAATGTTGTCATATTATTTTTATTAATCATAAATTTATTATAGCGACCGGCGGCTCGTCATCAACTACCGGCGCCGTTATCCTGTCTAACATTATTACCATAGCTATTGCGCCGTCTATTTTTCTTTTACTTCTTCCTTTAGATAAACGCCAACCGCTATCGGTAACTTTTTGCGCGGCCGATAAAACTTGATCCGTAAACGTAGCCGTTGCTTTATGTATAACTCTTTTATTAACTATTAATTCATAAGCGTTTCCACAAGCCGGTACCATACGCGCGTGGCTTTGCGGAAAGTTAACCATAGGAACGCCATTATCTAATAAAACCTGCGCGCTACGTTCAAAAAAAGCCGGGTCGTACGCTACTTCTTTTACGTTATAGGTTTTACATAACTCTAAAATATAGGTTTCTATTTCTTGAATATCCATAACGTCGTAATCGTCCGGGTGCCAAATCTTAGCGTCTAAAACTATTTTACCCTCTTTGTTTTTTTGGCCGTGTACTATAGCTACGCTATCGTGATGTAGCGCCATATCTACGCCTACATAAGTTTCAGCGTCTTGATCAAAATTAAATTCGCTAAAACAGTCGTCCCACGTATTAGGCGGTAGCCAACTTTCTTCTTCAGTACGCGTCCATTGGTTTAAGTGATAACGTTGAAATTCGTGTAACGGTAAGCTTTTAAATCTACGGTTAAGGTTTTCTAACGGCCACCAATCGTTTTTAATAGCCGGGTTTACATCCGTCCAAAGCTTTTTATCTTCGTAATTATCGCCCTCTTTAGCGCCTATCCATTTAAAATAAAACTCCGGGTCGTCGCTTTCGCCGGTTTCTTTTTTAAGTCCGCGTTGGTATAACCTACCTGCTAGGCTATCTAAGTTATAACCGGCGGTAGTTATATTAAGTACTAAACCGTCTTTACGCTTAGCGGTGTTATTACTAAGTACATAATGTACTCGTTCTTGATTAATGTTCGCCCACTCGTGTATTTCGTCTGCTATTAAGCAACTATTACGTCCACCGTCGGCAGTACCTGCCTTAGCAGCAACCCGGTAAGCCCTACCCGGACTATTTTTAACTTGTATTTCATTTTCAAAAGTATCGACCATATCTTTTAAAAACGGACTTTCCTCACACATTATTTTCATAGTTCCAAAAACTAAGTTAGCTTGCTCATAACTAGCTGCTGCTACTGCTACTAACGGGCTAGTAACCCCGCTACCGAGTAACTCGTATAAACCGATAGCGGCTGCTAAAGCAGTTTTTCCGTTTCCTTTCGGAAGTCCGATTAAGGCCTCCCGGTAACGCCTACTATTATCATCATTTATTTCGTATAAATCATAAATAATTGCTTTTTGCCAATTATCTAACTTAAACGGCTCGCCAAAAAAGTCGCCCTCGCCGTGTACACAAAATTTTTCAATAAACTTAACTACGCGCGCGCCTTTAGTTTTAGGTAATTCTTTTTTCACTATTCTTCCTCTAATCTCATATCGCACCAAAAACATAATTTTAATTTAAAGTTAAAAGAGTAAAAGTAGTCCCCGCACTCTTTACATTGGACTAAATCTTCGCCGGACTTATTATCTAACGGCGGCATTATTCTTCTTCTAGTTGGTCAAGTAAAAGTCGAGGATCAACGGTTTCTATTTCGTCTTCTTTTAAAAATTCTTGTAATTGCTTAAAGCCTATTTGCGCTTCGCCAAAAGCAATGCCTAAACGTTGTCTAGCTAGCGGTGTTAAGCCTAACTCTTGCTCTAATTTTAAAATACTGCTTTCTAATTTTATAGTTAAATCTATAAGCGGGTTAACTTTAGGTTGGCCTTGACTACCTACGCTTAATAAACCTTTATTACCCATTTTTAAAACTAAACGATTAGCGCGTTCTACCTCATCATAAAATTGAAATAACCTATAAAACGCAGGTAAATCTACCGGCTGCGCCGTACTACTTAGCTCGCTATTCCAATAATTTTTCCAATTACGTTTAGTAGCTGCTAACCATTGGTGTTTTGCTATAGGTTTAGGAAATTCTGCACCGCCGCGTAAAACTTGAATATTATTATCCCTATGGCCTGTTTTTAATTCGTTTTGCTTAGGTATTCTACCGCGTTTACTCATACTTTATAATCCTACTTCCTTAATAAACGTTCCAAAATAATACGTCGTTAGACTTTTTTAATTGCATACATACCTCTAAAGCTTTTAAATCATAGTTAGGCATAGATTGAAATGGCGCTTTATATTTACTAAGGTAGTCAAACCCCTTAGGATATTTAATCAACTTTAATCTATCGTGTATTAAATTAAATTCTTTACCTACTACTACGCCGGTAACTATAGCAGTTTTAGTACCCTTTAAAATACCTTTAACTAAAGTACCGCTACCTACTGCGCAATAAATCTCGCTAGGCTCTTTACCTAATCTACTAGTTATAGTTTTCATAGTGGCGGCTATTAATCTAATAGCGTCCGGGTAATTAGCGCCAAATTCTAAATATTGCAAGTTAGGATTATCTTTTACGAAATCTTTAGCGCGTTTTTGGATAACGCTTAAATAACCGGGTTTAATTTCTTTTATAACCCCGCCTAAATTAGCTGCTTTTAAAGTGTTATAATGTTTTATTTTTCTACCCGGCGTAAATATTACTGCGCTTTTATCTAAATCTTTAGCTACGCCACTTAACGCTATTTGAAAGCCTCCATAAACTGGACTAGCGTATACGTAACCGTCTTTATTAGGGTCTAAAAGTAAGTGTAAAAACCGACTTTTAGTACCGCCTACTAATAAGTCGTCGCGTAATACCGTAATACCTTTATAGCTATCTAGCGTTATATTATTCGACTTCATTTTGTAGGTCTACCCCTACTACTTGACCGCAGTACTCGGTAGCTTTTTTATAGTCGCCTTTAACAAATATTAAAACATTTTGGTGGGTTTTAGCTACTTTACGGCCTTTATCAAAATACGAGCCTGCCCTTAATGGCGCGCTACCCGGTACGTTGATCAAAACGAATTCGTTATAATATTCTAAACCCGCGTCTTTAAAAGCTTGCACCGTAGTGCCGACAAAATCTACATACCCGTGCGTTTTTTTATCTCTATATTCGCCAATTACTATCCCGGCAAATCTATTTTCTTTTAATAAACTGCAACTTTTATTTATTATGTCGCTATAAACTTTATTAAAGTCTTCGGTTTTCATATTAGATAAATCGCTAGGGTCATCGCTATAAACTTCTAAAAAGCCGTACGGTGGACACGTAAAAACCATATCATATTCTTTTTTATCGGCTAAATCTAGTACGTTAGTACTATCGCCTACTATCCAATTAGGTATATTTTCTTTTAATACGGCCTTAGCTTGCTTTTTATTTTCTTTAATTTGGTCGGCTGCTAAATCTATACCGGTATAATTACGTCCTAATACGCTAGCTACTATACCGCGTACGCTACCACCAGCGAAAGGGTCTAATATATCGGCGCCCGGACTACTAAACCATTTATACATTAGTTCGCATAATACCGGGTCAAATACGCTCGTATTACTAATTTCACTTGGCTTAGCGTTATATTGTCCCGGCCTAATAGCAAATAATAAATCTTCTTCTCTACCTAATTCACTTTTAATTCCAAAATCTATCCACTCGCGTTTTCTATTTTGCCAATATCCTTGCCGGGTATCTAAAGTAGTAAACGGTGGCGCGCCAAATTCAGTAATAAAATCTCTTTTTTCTTCTTCGGTTGCAGGATCAAAGCTTAAATTTAATAAATCTTCTTCTTTAAAACTAGTAGCCGCTAATAACTTAGGGTCACTACTAACGGCCGCTAACATTTCGCTTAATAAATCGTTATCGTAACTACCTAAGTCGCTAGTACGGTTATCGGCTAGCGCAAAAGCTTTAGCAGTAAGTTCGTCGTCGTCGGTAACTATAACGGCTATATGTGTCCACCCTAATTTTCTAGCGGCGGCTAGTTGGTGGTTACCGCCTATTACCGTTCCGTCGCTAGTAGCTACTATAGGTTTACGTTGGCCAAACTCATCATAACTTCTAGCTACCGCGTCTACGTCACCGACGCGTGGATTATCTTCTAGGTGCTTTAATTCGTTAATATCGGTTTTTAAATTATCTAAGTCGGGGTGTATTTTATGTTTCATAGTTTTTATTATATCCGCTTTTTATGTTAGGGGTACTGCTTTACAAAAAATAGCTGCTTTTTAATCCGTTTTAACTCGTAAGCAACATTAATCAACAACAAACCAAAAAAAGCTAGAGCAAAAAACCGCTAAAATTCGGGTAAAAA